GGCATGTCATCCCTCCTTTTGGGAGAGACTATGCCATATTTGATTCAATTATGCAAGAAATACGTCATTGTATTTATGTAAATGACCACTTAGTCCCTCTGTGCCTCCGCGTCTCTGCGTGAGACGGTTTACCCCGGGCTGTCCCCAATACTCACCTCTGGTATCACTCCCAGCACCGTGCACGGAAGCGGATTATCCTGCTGCACGCACACGTCGTCGTCCACCAGGTAATCCGCGCTGATTATCACGCGCTCGTCTCCGGTAAAAAGCGGCACCGCCGCGCCCATGCTCACCAGGGCCGATCTTTCCTTTATCTCGGTCAGGGTATTAAAATTCGGGCCAACCTTAAGTCCCCTCGTGTCCCTTACCCTCAGCACAACCGCCGCTATCTTCTTGCGGTAATCCTGCACCTGCATGGCCATTCCTTCAGGCTCCATGCAAAGGGTCTGTAGCTGCGATTGATACGGCAGCCCTACGGTCACAAGGCTTGCCGCGTTCTGCAGCGTAATAGACCCTCCCGGCCATCTGCTGGTTCATGCCCTCAAGAAATGCCAGCTCTTCAGACAGCCTGAAGGCGCGGTCGTTTCCGGACAGCGCGACCAGGTCGACGTCGATGTCCGAGTAGGTCTCGAGCATGCCGCAGGATTCGGTGATCTGCGCCGTGGTCGATTTGCCCCTGGGCACGCCCATGTTGAGCAAGCGCCAGTAAGCGGCAGGCAAGCCGGTCCTGATCGTCGTTTTATGCCCGGTCGGAAGATTTCCCTCCACCCAGAGCATGTCGTCCAGGATCTCATTGGTCTGGGACAAAAGATTGATGATCTCGGCAATCTTTCCGTCGTCATCTATCCGTTTGGCCCAGTCCGCCAGTGTCAATGCAACAGGCCCTATGGTCGCCATCTATAAACTCCTTTGAATTCCACCGCAGAGGCGCAGAGATCGCAGAGAAACGCATGACTTGGCTAAGAACCAAAGATTTGGTCCTTGCTTGTTCCCCAAATTGTTCTTCTCTGTGCCCTCTGCGTCTCTGCGGTGAACAGTTTCTTACTTGTTCGCCTCAGTCATTGTGGGATACATCTTCGCAAGAAGGGTGTCCGCGCTGTCCTTTACCGGCCCACCTGACAGTGGCCCCGGCTCTTTCAGCAAGGTCCCGATCTTGACAAAGAACTTCACGATTGCCGGATTGTTCCCGGCCCCGGTCATGTTCAGCGCTTCTCTGAGGCTCTTGGCCTCCGCGTCGCTTTTCACGAACGGGTTTGATTCTCCCGGCACAAAGACCTGAGCGGCATCCTTGATGCTCTGCTCGAACTTTGTCCCGCCAATCTCGGGGTCCGCCTTTACCTCGGCCTGCCATTTCGCCTGGGTCTCAGCCCACAGCTTGTAGGGGGCCTCGATCTGCGCCCGGAGTTTTCCCCCTCCGAAATCGAGCAGCTTCTGTGCTTGCTCCTGAGTCAGGTCCAGCTCTTTGGCCAGCCCCTTGAACTCGGTTGCGGTCTGCTCGTCCAGGGTGGTCCCCTCGGGGACAGTAAATTCCGCGTACTCTTCGGGCGCTTTGGGCTCGGGCTTTTTATCCTCGGCCTTCTCTTCGCCCTTTTTCTCTTCCGTCTTCCGTTCTCCGTCCTCCGTCTTCTGCTTTCCGTCCTCTGTCTTCTGTCCTCCGTCCTCCGCTTTCGCCTCGGCGAGCAGATTCGTCCCGGTAGCGCCGCCTTCCATGGCGGTGCCCTCGGCGGTCTTCTGCTCCGTGGTTTGTCCCGTCGTGGTAGCGCCGTCTGCCATGGCGGCGCTTGCATTTTCCTCAGGCATGACGTTTCCTTTCGATCTTGGCTTTGACTAAGAATTCATACAGTTTCGGGTCCTGTTTTCTTACGGCCTCGAGGATCTGCCGCTCCGGGTCCTCCCTGTGTGCCTCGCACTCTTCGCGGACCTTGTCGTTGAAACTCTTCCAGTCCCCGTTATGGCCGTGAAACAAGTGGCAATTGAGATATCCGCCCTCTTCGCAAAGAGTGATGAAGTTCGAAGGATCGAGCTCCAATTCCGGATGAAGATGGAATGGCTTTACGTGATGCACCTGGACCTTGACCGTTGCCCCGCACCACTGGCAGGCGGGCTCTTTGGCCAGGTGCTCTTTTTCCACCTTGTGCCACTTCGGGCTTCGAAGATGAGAGCCTTTGCCCTTGATGATGTCCTGAACATATTTGAGGTGCCGCTGCATTGAACCGCTCCTTACAGTCGCTACAGGACTGAGTTGCTTAGGACTGAGGACTGAGCAAGCGCCCAAAGAAAAAGCCCGCCTCCGCCGTGCACGGAAACGGGCTTTCTCGATATTGGCTCCTTCAACGGGGATCAGCCGGAAGGATAAACTTGTCTCTACTCAGTCCTCAGTCCTCGGTCCTCAGTCCTTCTCTTTCTCCTGGTTCTCTCCCATCATCCGGATATAGAGCTCTGGCGAAAGCTGGTTGATATCGGCCAGCAACCTCAGCCCGATTTCTCTTCGCCCTTCATTGAACGCACACCTGAGCGCCTCAACCGAAAACGAACTGTGGAATATGCCGCAAAGCGTGAGAAGGTCCCACATCCACATTCTGCCCTCGGCATCAGACATAAGCTTTCTTAACGCCGCTTTCTTTTGAAGACCCCTGGTCTTCTGCCTGCTTTTGGCTTTCGCCACATGCTGGGCGTCGCCGGCGTTGTATGGGGTTTGGTCCTCAGCCAGCTTCTTTATTCCTTTCGCGTTAATTTGTTCAGTGGTAAAAGTGTTCAGGAATCAATCCCGCGCCGGGCGAGGTATGGTTATTATTCCAGCGAATAATCCGCCCAGGGCTATCCCCAAAAGCACTCCTAACCAAAAGGAAAGCTCATGATTTCTTTTTTCAGCTTCCACATCGACCTGATTTCGTTTATCAAGGGCATCATAGTCGGAACTCCCTTTGGATTCATTCTTCAAGTCGTGATCCAGCATTATCTCGCAAGAAGAAGAGACAAAGAAAACAGGCAGGCCAATCAGTTCCATCAATCTAAAGTCAGGTTCCGTCAGGCCATTCTCGCCGAACTGAGCATTATTCTCCTTGAGCGGGCATATTGGCCAAGAGACATCGCCGGTTTTCTCCTGCAAGCCGTACCCAAGCTGCAATTCGCTTTGCAGATTTACCGGCCTTACATCAGAGGTAAAGAGCTGGCCGCTTTCGATAAAGCTTGGGAAGGCTTCGTGACCTTCTGCAACCAACGGATAGCAGATTACCATTATGCCGCAGCAAAGATGTATCCAGAGATGCCAGGTGAAAATCCGGCCAAAATTCTTCGAGAACATATCAATCAACTCCTCTTTTTTGCCTGACTCATCAACTGTAAAAACTCAGCGTAACCACGGGAGTGCCCGTGCTTATAATCCCAAAACTCGAAACCCCTTTTATCTGCCGCACGAATGGTCCACCTGCCGCGCCTGGAAGAAGCTCAGGGTTTGTCAGAGCGCCGGCAGCTTCCGTGGCCGTTGCCGCAGGCACTGCAAGGCCGCTTGAAACTCCCATAAGCAAATAAAGATCCGCCCCTGCGGATACTCCAATCACAACGATATTGGCGCCGGTAGGCACAGTCACATACTGAGCCGTGCTTGCGACCATCACGTTAGTATAGATCGTATCCGACTGCTGAAAGCTGCCCGGCACAGCTTGACCGAGTGCATCGATAACTTGCGCAAGTCTCAACATGCTCGTTTCTCCCTTTTACAATTTCACCGCAGAGCGAAAACTTTCACCGCAGAGACGCAGAGAGCACAGAGAAAGACATGACTATGCTGAAAAGCAAAGATTGGGTCCTTGTTTGTTCCCCAAGCTGCTTTTCTCTGTGATCTCTGCGCCTCTGCGGTGAAGGTCTTTCATTGCCCTGCTCCCATTCCCGCGCCGCCGATCATCTTCTGCAGCGCGTTCTGCCCTCCGCCCACGTCCGTCTCGCTCAAAGTCTTCGCCCCCTGAACTCCCGCCATGCTCATCTGCGCCGCCTGCTGCATCTGGGCCTGCTGCATCCTCTGTTTTCTGAGCGCGTCCCGCTTCTGCTGCTCGACAATGAGTTTCTGTGTAACCCCGATGAGGTCTGCGTATTCGCGTACGGTCTCGTCCATGTCCACGTTATCGAGTACTTCGGGTTTGGCCGCCGCGAGGTTCCCCACAAATGCCACCAGCCGCTCGATCCCGGTTGTCGCCGTAGATTTCTGAGCGTCTGAAAGAGTGGAGATGGTTTCGATATCGAACGCCCTGTTCCGGATCTCCGGAGGCGCCGGCGGAACGAGCCCGGCCCGGTGCATCATATTGAACACCCGCTCGATCATCGGGTTTATCAGTTCGAACTGGCTGCGCTCTAAAAACGGTCCGAGCATCAGCATCTTTTCCTGCTTTCGCTCGATGATTTCCGTCGCTGTCCTCACGGTATCGAGCTGCGAGATCATCAGGAACAAATCGGCAAAAAAGGCCCGGTTGATTCTTTCCTCGGCTTTCCCGATCTTTTCTTCGGCGCCGCGAATGTCCGGCGGCACTTCGTATGCGGGCTTAAATCCGCTTTGAGCAAGGTTTGCAACGTAGGTCACACCGCCAGGGAGCAATGATGCCGGCTCGTTTTTCATTGAGACATCGGCCACCATCGGAGGATTCAGCACCTTGTCTATCGCCTGGGCTGTGCGCTTCTCGAGCTGCTGGAGCATCTTCGAAGAGCCAAGCGCCTCCATGCCTGGAGACCTTCCGTACGAATCGTTTCCGATAACATGCCACCTGGGCGCGCAAAAGGGCTGCTCGTGGTAGCCTCGAAGATCGAGCACCAGGTTCTGGCTCTGCCCCCATTCCCAGATCACCGATCGGTATTTTCGCCCCTTTAGTCCTGGGACCTGCGGCGCCCGATCGTCGTTTGGCTCGATTGCCTGGGCAACGTTCACCTCTTTATCGAGCTGTCCGGATGCCCAAAGACTTTTGACCTGGGGACTGCAAGCCTCAAGTCCAAAGCGTTCCACAACTTGACCTGTTGCGAGTACGTATTCTCGGTAAAGAGTATCAATTTGATTACGGCCGCTTGACGCCAGATAGTATTCGCCCGCCGTAAGGGTCTGGCACCTGATGACATCGTCATAATCGTCCTCGATCAGCATGCATCCCGTGCCAAAGCAGCCCAGTTCCTCGTAGATGACGTGCAAAGCATTGTAGGCGTTGCTCTGAGACAGGACCGTCAGAATGCGCTTGGTTACTTCGTCAAGCCACAAACGGACGGGAGTATTGTCGCTAACATCCATATCTCGAATAGAAAGCCGAAACCAAGGGCGAGCAGGAGAAGTAAGTCCAGCCATGAGGCCGGCCGCAAGAGTCCTGAGTGCAAAAATCGGAGTCTCATTAATCATCCTCGATCCGACCGGATCTCCCCTGGTCGCCTGGTTGGGAGTCATGAGATACCGGCCGCGCCTCGGCAGGATAAAGTCGCTAAGTTGCCGCCAATGCTGCCAGTAGCTCCAGCGGTCCACCCGCAGCCCCACAAGGCGCCGGTCCACGTAGCGCCGCAGATCCTGGATCTTCGGGATCTTGTGGAGCTGACTTACAAGCGGGATCTTCACGCTTTCGTTCGTGCGCGCTATCGGCAGTACGTCAGCCACCATCGCTCCCTTCGGTCGCTTGAGGACTGAGGTATGAGTCCTCAGTGCTGAGTTCGCTTTTACTCAGTCCTCAATCCTGTCTCTCAGTCCTCAGTCCTGCCCTACCCACCCAACAACGTTTTGCCCGAGTTCGCCGTAGTATTCGCCGGCGTCTGCAATCCCTGCGGACCCGTTAGAATCGTCTGACTCGCCCCGTAGGCCATGGCCGCCAGATTGCGCTGATTTTGCCCTGCATTCTGTACTCCTGAATCCGGCAGGCTCGGTGGAGGAGCCGGAGGCGGAGGGGGAGCCGGAACCGATGGGGCTGAAGCGAAGCACATAATAATCTGGTCATTCCTTTCACCGGCTTTAGCCGGAAGCTGGTCCTTTCTCTACGTTCTCCTTGGCCTGTCTATGACCAGAGGCGTTTAGCCGGAAGGGCTTAAAACCTCCAGTTAAGGGATTTTAGGAATTCCTCAATTAAGGTCCACTGATGCCGCCCCTGCGTAGGCCGGCGTCCCTAAATTCCTTAATTCCCGAATTCGTTTTAATCAGGGCAATAGAATATCAGAAGAGGTTTTGGCCCTGCAAAACGGCAACCATAAGCGGCAATAGAAACGGCAGTAGAAACGGCAATAGAAACGGCAAAAAGCGGCGGGGTGGCGGCGCCGCAACCATGATCTCGACGCTCCGCGAGGTGGCCTGGCCCTCTCCGGAGCTTTGCGCCGGTTGCCTCGATCTGCTCGCTGCCAAGTATCCGGGCCGCCGAACCCGGCCAGTTCCCCCCTCGCCCCAGGGAAAGGCGTAGAGCATCCATCCATACGGGTCGAAAGCGTATTCGGCCAGATAGGCCGCGAGGTCCCTGTGGGCTTTCGAGTTCCGAGCTTGCAGCTTCGAGTCCCGGGTTTTCAATATCGACACTTCTGTAAAATGGCGCCGGGGTTTGGGAACCCGGACTGCCGGCCAGGATCTTAGTCGTGGTAGTAATAGTCAAGAGGTGGCGGACCATCGTATAGGATCTTTGGCGCGAAGCCTTTTTTGAGCGTGAGGGTATAGGCGCACTCACGGCACTCCCAGACTCCCCCTCTCTCCAAAACCTCCACTAAATCCAGCTCCATGCCGCAGTGCTCGCACTTCATTTCCCCTGACTCCCCGATGCTTCGATTCGCCTTAACTCGAGAGTTCTGCGGTGACGCGGTGAGGGTCTTGTCCCAGTGTCCCCCTGTTTTAATCCGACACAAGTAGGATACCACTGCGCGATTTTGCCCTGCAAAATGGCAACCAGAACCGGCAACCAGAAGCGGCAACCAGAAGCGGCAGCCAGAACCGGCAAAAAGAAGCGGCAAAAAAAATGAGGGAGGGCAAGGAAGGGGGACAAACGAAGTTTTCATAAATGGGATGGAGATTCAAAGGCCGGCCGTGAGAGCAGTACGTGGAAAGACCAGTGCGGAGAGGGGAGGACACGGGGATAATCTTGCATCGATTTGACCAACTGCACAAGAGTCCATGAACTCCGTATCCAATTCTCTTTTTTCGTGACAGGCATCAATATATCTGAGATTGTTTGGTTGGCGCCCCTACACATACCGGATGGAATCGCATGGACCAATTCATTCGCGTCATGAAATCGCTCTCGGACAGCAACCGAGTGAAAATCATCAAAATGCTCCAACAACGGAGTCTGTGTGCATGTGAAATTCAGGCTGCCCTAGGCGTCTCAGAGCTAACAGCCTCCAGTCACCTAAAAAACCTCGAAGAGGCAGGGCTTGTCACTTCACGAAAAGAGGGTCAGTGGGTGGACTACTATCTGGCTGACGGGAGCAGCAGCCCTTACGCAGCTCTTTTGCTGGCTTCTTTACATCACTGGCTCAGTGATGATCCGGAAATATCTGAATTGATGACGACACTGCCGTTCATACACCGTGATAATATCCGCAAATCGTGATCCATATAATTATAATACCGAGTATAATGAAACAGAATTGTGATTCGCGGACCCGAATTCTCGAAATGAAATCGACACCCGGAAAGGAGATCATTATGGCGGCAAAGAAAATTTTGATGCTTGTAGGCGACTATGTGGAAGACTATGAGGTTATGGTGCCTTTCCAGGCGCTGCAGATGGTTGGACACACCGTGCACGCGGTATGCGCCGGCAAGAAATCCGGCGATCAGGTTCGCACGGCGGTACATGATTTCGAAGGGGATCAAACTTATAGCGAGAAACCGGGCCACAACTTTACACTTAATGCAAATTTTGATGATGTGAAGCCGGAGCAATACGACGCCCTTGTCATCCCCGGCGGCAGGGCCCCTGAGTACCTTCGGCTGAACGAAAAAGTTTTGAGCATTGTACGGCATTTTGCAAAAGCAGACAAACCTATTGCGGCTATCTGCCATGCGGCGCAGCTGCTGGCGGCAGCCGGAGTGCTCCAGGGCAAGGCTTGCAGTGCGTACCCTGCGGTGGGTCCCGAGGTCGATCGAGCGGGTGGCAAGTATGTCGATATTGCAGTCAACCGGGCACATGTAGACGGCAAGCTTGTAACAGCGCCTGCATGGCCTGCACATCCCGAGTGGCTGGCGAAGTTCCTCGGGGTTCTCGGGACTCAAATCGTGCCGTGATCCACGCGGGATCAGTGGCAATGCTCAATATCGGGAAGTGCCTTCCGTCAATTTCAGTTGAAGCTCATCACGCCAACGTGGCGGATTAACGCAGGAATGCGCCTTGTGAGCTGGAAAAACAGGGCCTGACTTCTCAATAAGGCCGCCCGCCGCCGGCCCCGCCTCGCGGAGCGTCGTGAATCCAATGTGGGCCGGCGCGGGTTATGCCACGTAGCGCACTAATGTGCGCGGAGCGGCTTTTTATAGGTAATTACGTTATTTATAGTGTATCTCAGTAGTATTTAAAGTGCGGCGCCGCATTTTAACGGCCACCCTCCATCGACCAGAAGGCGAAAGTGGTGGCTCGCACTCTCCATGCGGTTGCCCACGAGATACGAAATCCCCTCACGGCTGTAGGCAGCTTTGCCGGGAGATTGCCCGTTTCCCTGGCCTCCTTTTCCCAACCGGACAAGTATGCCAAGGTAATTATGCAGGAGACCCTCAGACTGTAAGAAGTCCTGTCCGGCATGCCCGTAGACTTGACACAGCAGGATCATAACTGATCCCAACTGGTGTGCGCTCGTGGAAACCATTGGCTGCAGGAACTCATGTCCCGTTGGGGCACTCTAAACCATGTGGAATTTTAGGACCGCTTGGGGGTCCTTCGATGCGTTTGGGGAGTGGATTCTTCGAGAATTATTCGGGCGGTAACTTTCCGTTTCGTTCATAGGCTTGCCATTCTTTTCGTTTCATCAGCCGAACGTTGGCTTCGTGGCACTGTGGACACCCCTGGTATTGACCGTCATTCGATTGCCGCCACATGGTATAAAGCATGCCGGGTAAAATAAGACAGCACCAGAGCGTGATTTCGATTTTTCGAGAGCCTTTGGCAATTACCTTGCTTTCCCCTACGTAATGACATGATGGGCAGATGATCTTCATGTTTGCTCCTTTTCTAGATAAAAAAACGCCAGCCTCATATAAAACTTTCCCTTCGTATTGGCAACCCTATTGCGGCACCTTTGTGGGGCACTTCTTTCGGGGGCCCTGCCGTTCAGCCACCAGGACTGCAAAGCTATCCTCGACTATCGTTGAAATTAGAACATGACAGGGAACGAAAACTTGGGGTAAAGTACATCCGGGATGTTGAAGGAGGTCATAAACATGGTAACCATCCAATTGCGGGGGAAACACCATGAGTGATGAAGTACAAGGCGGCAGGAAATTAAACCTGGACAAATATCCCCGTATCGGGGGGGTCCTGTTTTTGGTCATTGGGCTTATCTTTGGCTTTATAGGATTCTATTTCCCCATCCATGACGCATATCAGCACGCCCCTAAGCTTGTCACGTACCCGAAGGCTACCTTTACATCTGTCTTTTTGACGATTTTGGGCTGCGTCCTGTTCATCCTCGGCCCCCTGGCGACCAGGCTTGTTTATAAATTTGCAGCCTTGGGAGGCTGGAAACAAAAGCTGGTCATCGCCGCCATCCTGGTCCCCCTGGTGCTCGCAGCAATCCTCGTGGACCATGTTTTCGAACAGTTTCTGGAAAGCTTAGGCTATAAGTTCTAACCGGGCCGTCGCACCATGACTCCATTGCCATAGAGGAGGGAACGGATATGGGAACGAAGGCCGCAATAAATCTGAGCATCATTTTTGCCATTGTCGCGCTGACGGTTCCGGCGCTCTCGGCTGTCGTACCGGCTGGTGAAACGGACCAGCAGCAATTGAGTCAAACAGTCGACAATACCCGGAAGTTTGACGGCGGTCCAACCGGGGACGATCGGGCTTGGCGTGGAGAGCCTCCCAGGGCTCCGGGCTACGCCTGTCCCTCAACACCAGTCATCAACTGTATGCCACCGGTGGCAAAGTCAGCTCGAGAGTGGTGCGATCCCGAATATCTCAAATGGGCCAAAAGCCACTGTCCTGGACTCAAAATCCTCCACTGAAAACATCCTGGGGGGGTGAGACCCCTGATGGCTCTCAGTTTCCGAGCGATGGCAATCGGCTATTGCTGCAATCAAATCAAAAACGAAAGTGGTTTACGGGTGTATCTAATCAAAGTGGCGAATTTTGGGGCTTTGAGCATGGAGGATTATAAAGCCTTTCTTCAGAGCCAAAACAAAGGGCGTCAGGCGGCAAGTGACGTGAACGGGAAGGGGAACTATGGGCAAAGGAGTGCAAGGCCGATCCCGTAAGAGCGGAGTTGATTGAAGAGCAAGAGGCGTTGTGCCCGGGGCTATTCTCGCCTCATCCTTAGAGGGCGGATTCTCCACCCTCTCCTTTCGCTGGAATCGTAAGCCCGAAGGGCGATGGGGACTGTCCTTTTGTTTATTTTGAATGTGCAAATTGTGGTTTGCAAACAAAAGATTGCATTACTTCAGATAAGGCATTAGAATTGTGGAATAAGTAGACTCGGGCTCGAAAAATGGTTTATCGGTATATTTTAATAGCATTATCAACTAGTTAGCAAAATATGATTTGGGAACAAAACAAGGAGGTTGAACAATGATGTGAGGCTGTAATACTTAAAGAAAGGATAGAAGAATTAGAAAAGTTATTAAATATGTGCAGTAGTTGACAACATATATGAGCGATCACATTAACCTGGAAGGAAGTGATAAAATATGGATATTAAAAAGGTAATATATATTATACAAAACAGGTTGGAAGGTTTGAGCCTTGCTCTCCCCATGTTTGTGGTCGGACTTGGTTTTATCATTTTAGGAGTTACTCTTTTCCCGGGGATAGGTATTGTGGCGGGTATTTTTATATGGTGGATTGCATGGCGTTTTATGCTCAGTAGTTCACGAAAAAATCGATATAAAGAAATACTAAAGAGCATCAGGGAAAAACAATTATCCTTGCTGTCCTCTTCAAGATCTAAATACCAGGCGCCCGCGTCAAAGCCCGATGTGAAAAATGAGAGTGGGACTAAATCTACAGCTACATCTGAAGCACAAGAAACGACCACAGTCAATGCAGATCATTAACAAATCAAAGATAAAAGAGCAGTTGTTAAAATTCGGTTTTTTGCTGAGTGGGCGGATTTGACACTGGTTAGAAACCCGGCGCCCCCAGCGGGGTCGGGCTGCGAGAGCACAAGGGCCCGACCGCTCAACCGATTGGTAACATCCGGCGCGACTCCGTGGCAGGCAGTCGCTTTAAACGTTGCGGCTATACTCAAACTCCAGGTTCTTCGTGGGAACTATTGCTGGAGCGCCTTTAGGATCTCCGGCCTCGTGGCGTACCTGTCGCAAAGCTTCCTGAACTCATCTCTATCCAGGATATTTTTTACGTAAATCTCGGCAAAAACAGGGTACCACAGGGAGCGTACCTGATCGTTGTAATGTACGTCGAGTCTTGATTCATCAATCTTTTTCCCTTTGCCCTCAAAAACGCTAATTTGCGGAGTCGACTTGAATCCCACTTCGACAGATTTCTGTTCGTATCCTAAAACTACCCACACTTTCGTCATACTTTTCTGGATATCGTAAAAGACGGGCACCATCATCCTGTT